TGTTAAGGTGTGCTGACGTCAGTTTGAACGAACCCATAGCCAAATTGGCCAGCGTGAATTTTGCAATTGACAATGACTCCGTCCGGGCCACCAAGTTTGCAGTCATTATTCCAGGTATCGAGAGCGTTTTTTGGCCACCAGAAGAGCGCCTTCGGATAACGCGCAATCAAGGCATGCCACGTGTTAGCGGCAGTTCGTGCCATGTCCCTGGTTAACTGGCCGCGCAGCCCGATAGTAACGTCAATGAGCGCATCCTTGCCGTCGCCGGCCGGCCAGTCCGAAAGGTCGTCTAAGCAGACTGCTTTTTTGTTAGGGTCGTCGCTCATCTTCCAGCCTTTGAGCGTAGCTCTCAGCCCATGCGGCCAGGGCGCGCAGCGATTTAGCAAGCTTGCTAGCATTGGTTGGCGACAACAACTGCCGATTTTCCATGACTGCCTCGAGCCGGCGCGCCCAGGCCTCGCCCTTACTAACCCGCAGGACTTCGCGCAAGGGCGACGCTTGCGGGAAGCGGAGGGAGTCCGAAAAAGCCGTCAGCGGGCTTCCCTGTGGCGATAGCTTAGCCGGTATTGCTTGAGCTTGACGCCGGACCGGTATAACCCCACCAGCCGGCAGCGCGGATGCCGGCCAGCGAGGCAGGGGCAGCCCTTAAATCAATGCTCGCAGCACGGCCACGGCCGCTTCCGCATCGTCGGGCAGCACCTCATTCTCGAAAAGCGCGAGGGTGCGAAGGGCGCGGATTCCCTCCTTGCACAGCCTGCCGTCCGTCTCAGCGAGCTCGCGCTGCAGCCGGCGCGCCATCTCGGCACTCATTTCCGGTCTGCTGCCCGTCTCGGGCCTGGTGCCAAGAATCGGCCGCGTGGCACCTCTCGAGGAGAACACCCGGCCAGCCAGCCGGCCATAAGTTAGCGCGGCATCATAGCATAGACGGTCAAGCCCGTGCTTCAGCACGAATCGGCCGAGCGGCGATTCGAGGAACGGATCGTTACGATCATGGCCTTGGCGGTGGGGCTGTGCAAGCACGAGGTCGCGCACGTCGCGCTCCGGGGCTCGAGCCCTCTGCGCGCGCCCATTACGTTCGCGCCGGCAACAAGCCTTGCGCTTCCTCCCGGCGCGGCACATTAGCCGGCCTAAGCGAGGAGATCGCCAAACTTGGACTTAACTTCAGGGCTGATCCCGGCCTGAATCCGCGTCCTAGCAGCCGGCGAAAAGCCAAATTCTGCGGCGTAGCGAAGCATGTCCTGAGCCGAAGCACGGGCAATCTTGAGCATTGGATTTACCATCGGGCAGCCCAAGGTGCCCTTGACCGTGAACCCCTGAGTTTCAGGATCTTCAGCGGCGAGCGTGGCCAGGATCCGCTCGGCCGCAACCCACCTAGCGAAGCTTGCACAATACGCGGCCAGCGGCGCTATATCGAGCTCGGTCAAGAGCCCCAGCACGCGCAACTGCGGGACAACCCGCGCCCATTCCGCTTTGGCCTCTTCAGACAGGAATCCTGGCGCTTCGGGAGGCTTTGCCGGCACGCCTGGGCGTGGCTCGGGCCGGATTTTCCTACAGCCTGGGTTGCCACGGATAAGCTTAAGATAGGTTGGGGTTGGCCGACGTCCGCCCATGGTCATCTCCCTTCGCGAAAGGTCAAAAATAGCCGAAAATCAAAGGCTGTGTTAAATTTTTGGCTAAGGCTAAAGAATTTTCTCATTTCGCAGGCGTTAACGCAGTGGTCCCGCGGCGTTCCGCGCTTGCGCTCAAGCTTGAAAAGGGACCCGCCCCCCGGGCCCAGTTTCGATGGTTCCATCTCGGCAACCCAGCGGGATCGCTTGATGATTTCTAGCGAGAGAGCCGCCCAAAGCATGCCGTCCTGCGAGCTCTCGCCGCAATAGGCTTCGATTGCAGCATCCGTCATGAGCCCCTGCAAGCCCCAGGTATCGATGATCGCGCCCTGGTCGTTATACTCGGCCTTGATCCATTGTTCGCAGGTTCCGCACTTGTTGTAGAGAGCAGCTGCCCAGCGCGGGTGGTCGTCGGCCAAAATTAAGAGAAGCCTCAGCATTGATTATTGACAAAAATTAACAATTCGTATAGTATTTCGTTATTGGTCAGTCCACACACACACCGAATGACCAATCCTCGGACTCTGGTTGCATCGCCCCGCTGGTTTGTCCGGCGGGGCTTTTTTATGGCCTGCAGCGCGCTATTTTATTGGGCGCTGGCGGTTCACGCGCCAGTTGTCTCTCTCCCTTACGTGAAGGGCCCCTGGGCTAGCCTGAGCCGGTTGTCCAGGGGCTTGCGATTAGCCTTCGCCGGCATTAGCGCGGCGTCCCTCCGCGATTGCGTATTCCCTTGTTGACGTCGTTCATGGCAAAGTCCATCGCCCAATTCGCGTCCTTGTGCGCCCGTTCATAGCCTTCGTCGAGTGCCTTATGCTTAGCATTCCGGGCTATCTCAGATAGACTTTCAAGGACGTTCCGGCAAACTTGCTCGTCCAGACCATCGCCGCGAGTCCCTTCCTTAGTGAAAGAGGGCAGCACAAATTCAAGAAGCCACCTAGCCTCTTGGAAGGACGCTCGGATACGCAGCGGGATTAATCGCGGCAAGATCAGCCTTAAGCTGGCTTGCATTGAACCCGCTTGGCGCCAACCCAGTCGCGCGGTCTTAAGCAGCGGGCTACAAGGCCAACCAGGCTCTCCGAGGCACCACCCCCCACCGGAGCTAGCCGCTGCCTTTAGATTTTGGCAGACGCCCGCAGCAAGTTCTCGACCGCTCGCGCAACAGCCGCGGGATTGCGCGCATCGCTCTCGTTCAACCAGCTGAGCTTTTGCAAAAGCCCGATCTCCGCTTCGCCGATCGCGATGTTAATGCAACGCTTGTGCTCTTTACGGCGCAAATAATGGCGGCGGTTGATCGCCGATCGCGCGGTTTTGATTTTGGCGCGATCAAGCATCATCAGAGACAGCGATCATGCGGCGATAGCGACCATCGGCCACGCCGTTGGTGCGGTGGATCACCGTCACAAGTGTGACGCGGCGAAAGCCGGGCGGAACGCTTGGCAGTTTCACAGCACCAAACTCGCCTGGACAGAATTCGCGGATGTATTCGTCGGCTTCAGGATGCTCGGCGAACCAAAGACGATCGGCCTCGATAGCCTCTTCGACGGTCAAGACTGGCTGAAGCGATTTTGACCGGATAATTGGATTCATGGTTGTACCGCACCACGGGCGACCATTTCGTTCCATTCCATGATCGCCTCCTTAATTCCTTCCTGCATAGTTTTAGACCGTTGGGACTTGTGGGGTTTTTGGGACTTATCTGTTGGTCCATGCGCGCGTAATACACGCGCGTAAATGTATGTGTCTCTCTTTTCATTCTTCACGCGTAAGAGCAAAAGAGAAGTCCCAATTGTCCCAATTGTCCAACTCACCAGAGGGGAAATCATGACAGAAAATAATTGGACTTCGTTGGACTTTTGGGACTTCATGCTTTCACCACCTGCCACAACGGATAATTTCCTGTTGCCCTGCCTACGTAAACGAGCCTGAGACCTCCAGCGATCCGCTTCTTGTGCTCAACAAGCCAGCGTCCAAGACGCTGGTGGCTGACGCTACTGCCATTATTGCTAGGGGCCACGTTCATCAATGCAATATAGAAATCAGGACGGTTAAGAGCTCTGGCGATCACATCGCTGACTTTCTTCGCGTTCATTCCGAAGGCGTCGTACCATTCTGCGAGCACGATGCTTAATTCGACCTCATCGGGATCGATCTCCCTGATCGCTTTTCTTGTGTCGCAGGGATCGGCGCGCCCGAGCCAAACCAAGACTTTCCTTACCCTCTCCGACCAATCCTCGAAGCCGCCGAACCGCGATAAGGAAAGCCCAATCGAAGGGCGCGCAATGTGCCACGCTCGCAGCACTGTCAAGGCGGCGCAAACGAGCTCGCCTCGCTGATTGCTGACGGTGTTCAAAAGGTCATTGTCCTTGAATTCGCGTTCCTCTGGGCGCTCGATCCCTGCGTCAAGCACACACATGAGAGACCGTTTGGCGAGGTCTCCCGCCATCACCAAGCCGTTGCCATTGGCAAAAACCGTGGCGTTGTTAAATATCGTGACAACCTCTTTCAAAGTGCCGAAGGAACGAATATCGATCATCGGCTGCGTTAGCGCCTTGCACAAAAGGGCGCCCTGCAATATCCGGTCGCAATTGTCGATCGTGAATATGCTGTGACCGGCGATCAGCTTGGCTTTGAAGTCCTTCTCAAACTCTTCCTGCTTCACTTCTTGGTTTATGATGACCGCCGGATTCCCCGTGGCGATCGTGGCGACGATGTCGCCCAGCAAGCTCTTTCCGGTTCGTGCCGACGGTGCGGAAAGACCATACAGCGGCGAGGTTCGCATGTTGCGACGATCGATGGCGCTCAGCATGGCTGCCAAGATCACAGATTTGTCTGCCGGCGCTTCGAATGGGAATTCGGCGAGCGGCGCTTCTAGCTTCTCTAAAGCGGCCTGAGCAGCGGCTTCGTCAGGGGCAGGCGGCACGGGAGGAAAATGCACCCCCTGCCATTTGCACAGCAATCCGCTAACCGGATCGTATCCCTCTTGTTCATGAATCGACCCGTCGGCGCGCAAGAACGGTGCGTTAGCGATTCCGGCCAATTCCGGCAGCTTCCATTCACCGACTTGCGCCAAGTACACGTCGGCAACATCATTCGGCACATTGACTTGAACAAAAGCGTTCCTGCGGCTGTCGTATTTTACGAAGCGGGCCGCGCAGCTAAACGCTTTGAGCATGTAATGGCGCGTGACGGGAACCAGCTGCCAGCTTTCAAACTCGCAATCCCCGCTGGCCTTGACCTTCTTGAAAACCGGCCTCACGATCTGTCCGCCGCGAGAGTAAAACTCTCGCCCGAGCAAAAGCAGGGCACGCTCAGCCTCATCAACGATCCGGGGCAACTCTCCCGCCACGACCTTGATCTGCGGCCATGACGTGCCCGTGGCGGCTTTTCCGGTCGCCCCCGCCTGCCGGTATTGCTGCCACTTGCCATAGGATCGCTGCACCTCTGCCAGGAGCCTGCCGGCATATTTGGCGCCGATCCCTGCCGGATGCTCCTCGAGCTCCTCGGCGATCTCCTCGGCGCTCTTTCCTTGCGCTGCGAGGTGCCAGACTGTGCGCTGGAATTCTTCGGAGCGCTCGCCTTCCGGCGCGCCCTCCTCGATCAGATCGCCGTAATCCGTGACAGGCTCTTGAGGCCCGGCATTGTTGAAATCGAAAATATTCTTTGGGGGTTCGTCTTCCTCAATCTCTTCGATGCTTATCACCGGGCCGCCAAAGAATTCGCAGGCACCGGGCAGCGGACGTCGCGCGTCGTCACAGAAACGGGAATAGAGGGCGTCGAAAAGGGCGTCGAATTCCGGCAAAGCGGTAGGGACCGGCAAGCCCGGATAATCGCCGGAGATTTGCGCCCCTGACACCGTGATGAAGCGCGCCGTGTTGCGGTAGAATTCGACCGCGCATCCATTCTTCCTATGCACCGCGATCTTCTTGTGGAGCTCGCTCCCATGGGCCACGCCGATGATCCGGGCGCCCGTGCCGCTCACCGTCCATTCAACATAGCAACCGGCTTGGGCAGCCTCCGCAAACAGTTCCTCGGCCCATTTGAGCACCTGCCCGGTGGCGAAATCGCGGATGTGATCAAGATCGATCGCGGCGACTTCGCCGTCTTTCAACATCAGGCCGATGCCATCGCAAAGACCCTGAGAGAAAGCGAGCACGGCGTCTTCGTAAGTTCGCCACGTCGACGGATCGTTTGATTTGGCGGACTGATTGTGGAAGCGCGGGTTGTAGGGCGGTTTGGTCCATTTCCCATTGGCACGCTGCTCCCACTTCCAGATGACCCACCGCTTCGACTCGGTGAGCGGCAGCAGCGCGGCCGGCAAATGGGCGAGGTCGCCGTTGAAGGTTCTGGGCTTGTGGGATTCTCCCGATATCGCAGGCGCCGTCGTCATTGCTGTATTCTCCCGCCGAGACGAATGAAGATACTCAAGAGCCACTTGGCTTGCTTCTCTGTCGGCTCGCGCCACATGGTCTTCCCGGCCATGTCGTCGACGAATTCTTTTTCGCTCGGCCGCAGGCGCTGCTGCTGCTGCTGGCAAAACAATGCGATCGCATTCCACCGCGGGCGCCCGTCTTCGTCATAGAATTCCGGCGGATCTTGTTGCTTGCATGCCTCTTCCACGCGGCCTTTTTCCTTGCCGCATTTAAAGGCGGCATCCATGTCGCTCTCTGAGAATTTCAGCTCCTCGATTTCGCCGTTGTGATTCTCGATCACCGTTGCGATATCGCTGAAAGACAGCCCTTCGCTGGCGAACAAGCGCTTCATCGCGGCGACAACATTGAGTTGCTCGCCCTCGAAATCGGAAGAGAGTCTGCGAAACAGCTTGCCGATCAGCTTAGCGACCGGCTCGTTAAGCGCGCTCATCGCCAGCACTCCAGCAACGGCGACTATGGCCACAAACACGGCAGCGCCAATCATCGGGATTTTCGGTAATGCGCGGCAGAAGCTCGCCCGCTCTGGTCGCCTCGATTATCGCGACTGCCTTGTCGCTCATCCTCTGTGCCAGCGCGGCGTCAAACGGGACTAGGAAATGCAGCCGCTCGCAGGTATCGGCATTGAGCACAGTGAAGAGCGCGGCATTGGTGGTGCAATCCAAATAAGCCTGGTAAATCGCCACCTGGCCGGCATAAGGCGCGTAGAGCCCGGTGAGCCCGTCGCGCTCCACGGCCTTCCAGCCCTTGCTGGCGAGGCACTTGTGCTCCCATAGGCAGGGATAGCGCAGCGCCGGGAGCTGCGGCCCAGCGGTCAAAATTCCGTCGGCATGGCCGCGAAACAATCCGTCGGCGGCAGTGAATTCCAGCTTCTCTTTCGGCGCGAATTCAAACCCGGCGGCGATCAGGTGACGGCGGCTGAGATCCTCGCCCCAATGCCCGCGATCGAAGATATCCCGCGTCCGTGCTGGAAAATCGGTGTCGCACATCCAGTCATATTGGATCTCCGCAGGCATTCAGAGCCAAGCGAAGAGGCGCCGAGATATTGACGAACATTCTTGTCCTGCGGTTCAGCCTGCTCGATCAATTGATTGATCAGCATATTGATCGGCCGATCCGACAGAATGGCGCGATTGAAGTCCAACACCGTCGCCATGGGTCACTCAAAACGGGATGGGATCCCCGATCTCCTCATTGAGTTCGGGCTTGCAATTCGTCAGGATTTTTCCTTGATCGCGCGCGGCCTCGGCCTCGCGGATCAGGCGCCACGCAAGCATCAGGAAATTGGTCATGATGTTTTTCGACCATGCCGATAATGGCTGCGACCAGTCGACCGTGGCCTTGTCAGCAAGCTCGGGAAGGATCGAGCTCACGACCGCCCAGTCACAGGGATGGGGCTGCAGGCCGGTGGAGCGGATCATCGCCTCGATCTCGCGTCCCTCGGCGATCGCCTGCTCCGCGCGTGTGGAGATCCAGCCGAAGACCACCGCCGCGACTATCCAGCCCCACTCAGTATCGCTTAGCCGCCCCACCGGGGTGCTGGTGAGCGGTCCGAAGGTCTCGGCGATCTTGCGGGCTCCGGCGATCGCCGAAGCGGTCGCCTTTGCCTGCCAGTCGTCTTCTTGGCGTGATAGCGCGGTCATGGGTCACTTCGCCCAGTCTGGCCGGGTGATTGAGCCGGGGGCGGGCGGTTGGGCGCTGAGAGCGGTCCTAGGAGCCGCCTGAGCCTGTTCGATCTGCCTCCACTCTTTCCTGTCCGGCGTGATGATCTCCTTGACGAAATTTTTGGCCGCGTAGCCGTTTTGTGGCGGCCGCACGCCAACGCGCACAAGAAAGCGCAAGCCGTCGAAGTCTTGATAGCCCGTCACTTGCCGCGCTTTTCGTGCCGCATCGCTTGTATCGTCGGGCTTGATGCCACGTGCAGATTCCAACATGGCGGCAAGCGTCGTCTTGGATATTCTTCCGGCTTCTGCATGCGTCGGCGCCGTGCCCGATAAGGTTAAAGATCCGAAGAACTTGCGCTTTGCATGATCACCCTCAATGACGGTGTGCATGCAATCGAGTCCTTCAGAGATACCCTTGTCAGTGTCCGCCCGCTTCAGCCAGCCGTCCGGTCCAGCACCACCGGGGCGGACAGTCAGGCATACAGCGACGATCGTATTGTCCGGGATGACATCGAAACTTTGCTGCTTGCCGGCGTCGTTGAAGTCGAAAGGATTAGGATTAGGATTACCGTTCATTGATGTGATTCTCCTTGCAGGTTAGCTTAGTGAGAAGTTTTCCAAGATCGGGCGGCTCGATTTGATCGAGCCTCCCGGACCTATCCTTAGCGGGGTAGGCCCATATAGTCGGCGACGTGCAGACAAAGCCACGCATGGGCGGTTTGCCGTCGCCGAAATTCAAAAACTGGTATGTGATGACTTGATCGACGATTGCCGGCAATTCGCGCGCGGTCTTCGATCCCTCGGCTTGCAACTGCCATTCGGCGTGATTGAAATCATCAACCACCCGTTCGAGCACCCCAACGAAAACGATGTTCTTTTCGCGCGCATGCTGAAGATGATTCAAAAACAGCAACATCTCCCTGGCATGCAGGCCAAAAGTTGCGCGAATATCTTTTTTGCCCGTGCGTTCCGAATAGCTCTCAGGTTGCTGCTCGGCGTGACGGTACGACAGGCGGGTGAGCGTCGTGATGCTGTCAATGAAGATGTTGTCGAATTGATCGAGGCCTTCGAGCGCACCACCAATCGCATCGTAGTGAGCTTGCGAATAGCACATTGTCGCAGGGAAGCTTTTATTGGGACCGGCGATGCGGCAGGCGAGATCACGCGCGGTTTGCCAGTCGTCGATTCGAACAGTCGGCACCGGCCAATCGATCACACAAAGGTCGCCAGCCTCGGCATCTCCAAATAACGTCCGCTCAGGATCGAGGGTGCGAAGCAGGGATGTCTTGCCAACACCGGGCGGCCCAAGCGGTGCGACTTTGGCACCACGCTTCTCGCGCAATCTTTCATCTGCTGAAATGATCTGCATTCGAGCGCCTCACCGCTTGACCTGTGTCAGCAACAATTTTGCGGCTTCGGTCTGCTGCGCCGCGAGCGCCTTGGCTCCGCCAACGGCAAAGGCGGCGACGGCGCGCAACAAATCGGAGAGACGTGCGGCGGAGCCAGAATCGAAGCGCGCCACGGCTCCGCCGGTGAGACGGGCGATCTCGGCATAGATGCTGCCGACACCAGCATCGTCGCCTTCTTGGAAAACAAATGCTGGCATACCGTTCGCGCGCTTGACCAGCGCCTGCACCAATTGCTCATCGCCGAGCGAGCTTTCGAGCACGTCGCGGACGATGCCGCGAAGCTCGTCGAGAGTTTTGGGCGCGGCGAGTTGACCGGCGCTGCCGTTGCGACTATCTGATCGCATGTCGATTCCATCCATCGACACAGCCCTCTGTTTGGTTGTGAGGCCGAGCGCAGCACCTCCTTAAAGTTCTCGCGCTCGGGCCTCTCTCCTCGCCGCTTCCGATTAAATGCTCAGCCCGTCGGCGCACGCAGCCAAGCAATCCTTTCAAGCGCTGGCAGCCTCGCGCTCGGCGCGCCAACGGGCAGCAGCCTCGAAGCTGATGATGCGGCGGCGGCCGATAATCATCTCAGCCGGTCCCCAGCCTTCTTTCTTGATTTCGTAATACCGGGCCACGCTGATGCGGTGCGCCGCATAGAATTCGGGCACGGTGAATGCCGCGCGCGGCGAGGGCGGAGGCCTGGCGCGGCTTTGCGCACTGACTACCGGAAAATCTTTACCCTCAGCGACTTTCGGCGGCTTGGTGCTTGGCGGCTTGACGAGGCTTTGGTAGCGTGGCGCGCTTTGCGGCGTCTTTCTCTTGCCGCGCCGAAGGGCCCTTTCCTTGCGCCTCGCCGCGCGATTCTGCGCCTCGGACGCGCCCTCAGCTTGCTCAATGTCCACGCCGTGATACTCCGCTGATGTTTCGCGGAGCAAGCTAGATCATGGTGGAAAGTTTGTAGTCCCAGCAATTGCCAGTATTTGCCAGAATTACTTTTGCGCCTTTCGAAGCGCCGCGCAGATGTGCTTCACGGCCTCGCGCATTGCGCTCCGAGCTGGCGGATCAATGCCTTGAGTGGGGAGCCAATTGAGCATGGCTGTGGCGAGCCTGTTCTCGCTCTTGGGCACCAACACGCGGCCGGTTTTGTCGACGCAGCGGCGGGCGATCTCGCCGTCGATGTAGTGCCAGTCGTGCGTCGTGACCGGCCCGCGGCGGCGCCCCGGCGCCCCGGTCGATTTCTGTGGTTGCGGCAACAGCGCTTTGACTTCGTCGGCGTCGAGTTCATGCTCGCCCTGCCCGTTGACGACCGGCCCCTTGACCGTCACCAGCTGCCATGCCGAGTGCGTGCTGCTCACCACCTCGCCCCAGCAGCGGCCGTCTTTTTCGATGTGCGCCACGATCCGCAGCGCCCTCGCGATGTGGTCTGGCGCGAGCAGGTTGCCATTGCACCACAGGCGGCATTTGTTGGCGTGCGTCGTCAAGGTGAGCTGCGCGGCGGCGTCGTGTGGCTTATAGGTCGGCCGCAGCAATTCCAAAGCCTCGGTCACTGAAACGCGTCCGGCCTCGGCCTTCATGACCGCAACGCCACGACGTTCTCCGCCACCGGCTGCGCGACGTCGAGCAACCCGCGCCGCATGATCGTGTCGGCGTGATCAGAGATGAAACGAGAGTAGCTTCGTTCGATCATCAGCGTCGAAGTGTCGTGCGCCACCGCGACGAGGCGCACCGGCACTCCAGCAAGGAGCGCGCGCGCGATCGAGCTGTGTCTCAAAGCATAGAACGTCACTGACGGTTTGAGCCGGGCGCGGGCCACCGCGCGCGCGAACAGTGTGCGGTAACCGGCATTGTTAGAGGCAGGCCACGCCTTGCCGTCGCCGCGCAGCAAGAGCGGTTCAGATGCATCACGATCACCGGCGGCCCGCCTCAGCTTCGCCGCCAGACTCACGGGCACAGGCACGGGGCGGCGAATGATCAGCTTGCCCGCATGGCCCTTGCGGCTCGACGGCATCATGAGACGGGGATCGTCGCGATCGGCTTGCACGTCGCCGACTTCGAGCTTCGCCAGTTGCGAGGGACGGGCGCCCGTGGTAGCGGCGACCTCGACATACAGCCCGAAGGCCGGACCATCGGCGTACGCGGCGTCGATCAATGCGCGCACCTGCGCGTCGGTTAGGATCGTGTTGCGCGCCACGTAGGCATCCCGCAGGCTCGCGAGGCCGATTTTCCAGGCGTTGGTGTTGATGATGCGGGCGTCGTGCTTGGCCGCGAGATTGAGCGCCGCCATGAGCTGCCGCGCCGTGCGGTTGATGGTGGCGGGCTTCACGCCGAGCCCGTCGCGCCAGTGCTGCAGCTCCCTGGACGTCAAGAGCGCCACCGGCTTGGCGGCGAGCGCGGGCGTCAGGTGGTGCAGCACACGGGTGACGTTGCCGAGCCCGTTGCCGCGCGCCTTCAAGTCGGCGGCGTAGGTGTCGAGCGCCTCGGCGACCGTGACCGGGCGGCCGGTGTCGGCGGAGCCGCGCGCGAGCGCCCGCGCCTTGTCCTGCGCCTGCCAGAACGTGAGCACGTGCGCGCCGTCGGCGTCCTCGTGATCGTCGGCGATGGCGAAAACCTTCTGCCAGTTCGAGCCGCGGCCGTCGGCGCAGCGGACGATCCAGCGGCCAGCGCCCTGGCATCTGCGATAGCCGAGCGCGATTCCGGGCGAGATGGCGGTGAAGGCGTGGGGCTTCTTGCGCGGCGCGAGCTTGAGCCGGTTGGTGCGATTCTCGAGGGCGCTGGAACGGGGGCGGCGGGCCATGAGTGTCTCCGAAGTGTCCCGGATATAGGGGTGGAAGCTGGTGGAACACCATGGAACAAGATAGACAGATTTCTAACGATATCAAGGGTTTGCTCAAGGCCGGTGGAACATCGTGGACAAACGTGGAATGAGGCTTTGCCTTGCAAAGGCGTGCAACTCGCGCGAATAGGCCTGATAGAGTCCGGCGATTGCCGTATTAGCGGCATACATGGCGGGCCTCCGAAAAAGCGATGAGCGGGATAGCCCAGAAGATTAAGACGGCGCGCGCAAAAACAGCGCGGCCCAAGGTGGGATGCGACATGGGATGACCTCATCAACGGGCTTTGGCTGCGATGGCGCCAGCCGCCCGTGCGAAAGGGAAAGGCGATTTGCTTGGGGGATATGCCGCGCTCACGCAGGCAGCGGTGCCGCATGCGCCGGGACAATCGCCGCCTGCCACGCTTTGTTCCGCCCGCCGGACCTTAGGTCACGCCAAGCCAGAGCAAAGCTGCAAGAGGCTTTAGAAATTCCGCGCGCGGGCTTTGATCAGCCTTCTTGGGGCGGGCCACGCGCCGCGAAGAAAAATTTGACCGGGGGTCTTACCGCGCGGATCTGCAAGGGCGCGAAGACGAATCTCGCGCCCTCGGCAACGGAGCCAAAAACGCCGGCGGGCGACGCCGTTCCGACATAGGGGCAGGCGGCGCAGGCGCAGGCCAGAATGCAGCAAAGGCCGTGATGGTGGCGGGACGAATGTCCGCCGGGACCGTCCGAGCCGGTTCCGTCTTGGGAACAATTGTAGGTTTCGATTCCACCCGGGAAGGCGAAGGACGCCGCGGGTGCCAATGCGGCGAGCAGGGCATGCAGCAAAAGCGCATAAAGCGCAGCGACGCCTATCGCGGCGCGCCTTACGCGGGAACCCTGCCTAAGTCTCCCCATCTTCGCGCCTATGCCAGCCTATCGACCGCCCCGCCCGCAAATCATTGGTCGGAGTGAGAGGATTTGAACCTCCGGCCCCCTCGTCCCGAATGACGGGGCGTCCAGGTCACATTTGATTTTATTGCGCTTTTCAATTTCCATTAGCGCCCGTTTGGCCTGTTTTTCCTTTTTTGTTCTCACCAACCGTGGGCCAACTGTGGGCCATTAGCGGCCGCCTTCACTTAATACTTTACGCTCTTCACGCACGCCCACGCCGGGTTAGGGCGTCGCCGACCGCCTTGTGACGATCAGGACAATGATGACCATAGACGCGCTCGATAAGCTCGGGGCTGACGCCAAAGAAATCTGCCACGTCATATTCCTTCGAGCCCTCTTGCAAGGCCCACGTGATGGCCGTGTGGCGCAACGTATGCGGCGTGACCTTGCCTCCGAGCCCGGCATCGGCGACGGCGTGCCGGAATGCCTTGTCGACATCGTGGACCGGCTTGCCGTTCCATTCAATGACGGCGGACAAGGATATGCCGCGCTTTTTCCAACGCCGCATGTGCGTCAGCAACCGATCCGGCAATCGGACCGGTGGGCGCCTCTTGTTCGTTTCCGCCGTTCCCGGCGCGCGACGATAAAAGACGCCATGCTCAAGATCGACATAACCGCGGCCAATCGCCGGCCCCAGCGCGGCCTCGCAAATCGCTGCCGATCGCGTCCCGGTATAGAGTGCCACCAGAATAAATCTGGCAACGTGCTGACGGCTTCGCCGGCCGGTCGCATGGCCTTTCTGCACTTCGCGATAACGCCACGCCGCCCGCACCAAGCGCGCGGCCTCAGATCGAGTGAGCCACCGCTCGCGTGGCGGGGCTTTGGGCGACAATTCGATGATCGGCTGGATGGTGATGATTTCTTCCCTGCGTGCATGGGCGAGTGCTGCCGCCAAATCTTGCAGCTCCCGCCGCGCCGCCTGCAGATATGGCGCGCGAGACGTGGCGTAATCCCGGCACAGGCGGCGATTGAGAGCACTGATAGGGCGCTCGCCGAAAAAGGCGAGTAGCCGCTCTATCCGGCGCGCAAGCGCCGCTGGCCGGGCGATCTTGTCGTCGCGGTCGAGTTGATAGATTTCTAAGATTTCGGCGACGGCGATCGTAGTGGGGTCACGACCGCTGTCGCGGTTGGGTCGGCGTCTTTCGGCGATGAAGTCCGCGAACGCCCTTTCAGCCGCTTCGCGGTCGCGAGGGCCGAAGCCAGTGCTGTATTCTTTTCTGCCTTCGGGGGTCTGGTGGAAGATGACATAGACCGCGGTGCGTCCCTTCCGCTTTCGGAGATAGAGGCGCGTGGGTTTTGCTCGGTTCGACATTTTTCCCTCATCCGCTCGATCGCGCCGAGCGTCGTATATTGCTTTCCGGCGATTCGCTCATAGGCCAGCGTCCCGCGCGCGATTTCCCGCCGCAAACCTTTGGCTGACATCGAATCATCAGGAAAGGCCATCTTCGCCGCGATCTCCAATCGCAACGGTGTGTCTGGCGTGATGGCGGCCGGGTCGGGGGCTTTCACGGGGTTACTCTGTTAGGCGCATCACGCAACTTTCTCATCCGGCTTCTCGGGCGCCGTCACAGCCTCCACTTTCTGCCTCAGCGTCTCGATTTCCCTTTCCCTGCGTTTGACCTCGTCCGCAGTCAGGAGCCGCTGGGCCGGCGCGGCACCAGCGTCATCGGTGAAGCCGCCGCGCAGCCCGTGCAGAAGGCCGTCCGCCTCGGCGATCAAGCTGTCGAAATCCACAATCACGCGCCGCGCCAAGCCGCTTTCGCGCAGGATCAAGAAACCGGCCAGACGAAGAGCGTTGATGCGCGCCGCTGAGAGTTGCGCTTGTGCTTCAGTTTTCGCCTGCTCAAGGAACGCACGCATTTCCTCGAACTGAAAATAGATGTTGATAGCGTGCTCAGCCTGCTCGCTTAGGCTGCGCCGGTCGCGCTCCGCCATCTTGGCGAGCCGCTCCTTCACTTCGCGCTGAATGCGGAAAGTGAAATTCGGCCGCGGGCCGTATAGCCGTGGCCGCCCGCGTGGCTGCTTTTCGTTTGTCGCCATAGTCGTCGATCCTCCGGCGTTTGCGCGCATTTTACATGGTTCTCACCTGCTTGCAAACGCTCAGTTATTAAACTACCATAACGCACATAAAATTAAGTGCATACATGCGTGCGTGCGGGCAGGAACTATGGACGATACGACGACCGTTGGGCGCCGCGAGCCGACGCTGAACGAGCTTATGGCTTTGGTCAGGGAAAAGCCGACCTTGCCCAAATACCGGGCCGGAAGGCTGCTGGGATGGGGACGCCGGAGCGTCGATGAGGCCATCGAGGCGGGCGCGATGCCATGCATCTCTGGTCCAAGGGACATGGTGCCGTGTGCGTGGCTGCGGCGGCAGCTGCGGCTCAACGACGAAGCATAAGGAAAAGGCCGGAACGCGGGGGGCGTCCGGCCTTGTCTTCATTTCGGGGTCACCCCCGGCGGACCAGGCCGGGGCCGCAAGTATTGTTGAGGCGCGGAATGACTATAGCAGAAAAAATCGAGCCGCAAGGCGAGCGCGGAAAATTCAGCATCGAAATAGAGGGATTCAGGGCGCTCAAATCGGGCTCTTTGCACGGCTTCGTCGATGTCGTGATCAATGAACTCAAGCTGAGAATCATCGCGGCGCCAGTCCACGAAAGCCACGGCAAACGATGGCTCGGCTCGCCCGCCCGGCCACAAGTCGATCGCGACGGAACCGTCCGCCGCGACGAGCGCAGCGGCAAAATCCTCTACGTGCCGGTCTTGCAATTTACCGACAAGCGCTACGGCGACGCGTTCGGAGAGCGCGTGATCGCTAACCTGCTCGCGAAATGGCCCGGCGCTTTCGACAACGACGACGCAACCCACTGAGCAAAAAAATGGCCCCGCTGATACGGGGCCGCGATCTCACCACCACCGAAAAAGGAGATTAGATCATGCGGGGATATAAGCAAAACCCGCGAGAAAATCAAACCCTGCCAGCAATGAGCCCGTTCGCCAAAGCCGCCCTCAGGCTCGGCGCCAAGGGCCTGCGCGTTTTTCCATGCCTGCCGCGTTCCAAAAAACCCTGCTTCAAGGACAACCTCAAACTCGCCGCCGTTAACCCGCTGATCATCTCCAAATTTTGGGAGCGGGGCGACTTCAACGTCGCCATTGCCACCGGGCGCGCCAGCGGCGTTTGGGTTCTCGATATCGATAATGACGATAACGGCGAGCAGACCCTGCGCGAGCTTGAGGCCAAGTTCGGCTCCCTGCCGCCGACCGTCGAAGTCATCACCGGCAATGGACGGCATCTTTATTTTCTATGGCCGGACAACGGCGTTGAAATCCGCAACTTCCAGCAGCGGGAGGATCTTCCCGGCTTAGATGTGCGGGGCGAAGGCGGATATGTCTTATGCCCGCCGTCGATTCATCCTTCAGGGCGAGCCTATGAATGGAGCGTCGATAGCGCCGACGCCTTTGCCGACGCGCCGCAATGGCTTCTCGAGCTTGTCACCGCCCGCAGCCAGAAGTCCGGAAATGGCCAACCGCCGACGCTGCCCGCCACGTGGCAAGCCGTCATGGAAGGCGAGCACGAAGACTCACGGCGCGCGGGCGCCGTCGCGAAAATCTTCGGCCATCTTGTCCGGAAATACGTCGATCCCGCCATCGCCCTTGGGCTCGCCGAAATGTTCGATCGCGAGCGCAACAAGCCGCCCCTCGGCCAGGACGAAGTCATTCGCATCTGCCGCGACATCGCCGAGTTGGAGGCAGAAAGGCGAGGCCAATGAAAGACGACAACATCTCCCCCTTCGATCGCCTCAGGCGGCCAAAAACGGAGCGGCCTGGCGGCTCCCGCATCTTGCAGGCCGGGGAGCGCGAAGAAGAAAGCCAGAGCAAGCCGGGGAATGAACGGCAAGCACCGTTCACGCCGATGCTGCCGCCGCCGTCATTGCCGATGGCAGTTGCGCGCGCCTTTGTCGATTGTAGCTTCCGCGAAGATGGTGACCTAACCCTGCGCTATTGGCGCGACGGCTGGTGGCTCTGGAGGCGATCGCATTGGGAGGAGGTAGAGTTCCGGGCCATCAGAAGCTCGCTTTATAGATTCACTGAGAATGCTTACTTCATGACGCTCAAGGGGCCGCTGCCCTGGGCTCCGAACCGGAAGAAAATCGGTGACGTGCTGGAAGCGCTGGGGGCCGTCTGCATTCTGCGTCAAGATACGGATCAACCCACGTGGCTCGATGGCCGTGAGACCGGTGTGATCGTTGCTGTGGCCAATGGTTTGCTCGACGTCGAGCGGCGGGAGCTGCTGCCGCACAACATAAAATTCTTCAACACCACATCGGTCAGCTTCGATTACGACCGGAACGCGGCAGAACCGGTGCGCTGGTTGCGATTCCTCAACGACGTATGGCCGCCGTTGCCAGACATCAGCGACGACGGCGAAAACCCGGCCATCAAGGTATTGGCCGAGTGGTTCGGCTATTGCCTCAGCGGGCGCACTGACCTGCACAAAATCTTCCTTCAGGTTGGCCCGACGCGCGGCGGCAAGGGGTTGATCGCTCGCGTCCTGACGGCGCTGCTCGGCAGGAGAAATGTTGCTGGCCCGACACTGAACAGCCTCGGCGGTGAGTTCGGATTGGCGCCGCTGATCGGCAAGTCGCTGGCGGTGATCAGCGATGCGCGTTTTCAGAAGAATGACGGCATTGTTGTTGAACGCCTGCTCTCCATTTCCGGCGAGGATGCGTTGACCATTAACCGAAAGTATCGCGACCAGTGGACCGGAAAGCTCGGCACGAGGCTGCACGTCATCTCAAATGAACTGCCAAAGCTCGGAGATGCCTCGACTGCGATCGTCGGACGGTTCGTTGCACTGATCTCTGACAAGTCTTGGCTCGGCAAAGAGGACACGGAACTGGAGGATAAAATTTTTCCGGAACTGTCAGGTATCCTGAATTTTGGGCTCGATGGTCTTGAGCGGCTCGTCATGAATGGCGATCGCTTCACACGTGTCAGAGCATTCGATGAGGCGATCGTCGAGATGCGCGATCTCGCCTCGCCGGTCGCCGCCTTCGTGCGCCAGCGCTGCATCATCGATAAGAACAGAAGCATCAAGGTCGATGATCTCTATGCCGCATACAAAACGTGGGCCGATACCAGCGGGCACCGGACTGTCAGTAAGGAAACATTTGGGCGCGACCTGCGGGCGGTTGTTCCCGGTCTGCGCAAGTCGCATCTGCGCCGGGGCGGCGACCAGTCCTGGCAGTACGAGGGCATCGATATCGATCAAAACCGAGGGTTCTCATGAGCGCAGCTAACAATCCCGCGCAACCCGTAGTACCCGTAGCACCCAGGCAATGACGGCACTCCGTTACCAATTGCTACAGGTGCTACGGGTTTTTCCTCATTGTTAGTTGCGCTGGAGGTACCGGAGGACGACACGGTGCAAGTAAGACAGCGAATTGCCGTTCTGAGATGGAAGGAGCTGTGGCTGGGCTCGTCCGCGCCAATGCTCATGCCGTATGAGGGACGTCAACGCCAAGGCCGTTTGTCGGGCCGGCCGTAATCGCAGGTATCGCGCCCGCCGGCGCCGCGGCCAGTTTTGCGCCAACGTGCTGATCGATGGGTCGATTTTGGATTTTCTCCAAAAGTCGGGATGGTTAAGCCAGCGCGATAGCCATGACGCCGAGAAGGTCGGTGAGGCGATCGCTCGATGCCTGGAGGCGAGCTCGAGGATTTGAGGGAAATTTTCACATGGCTGCGTTTGATCAGATGCTCACAAAGCTGATCGCCGACGACCTCGCGGCGCAAACCCGCGCCGAGCACGAGGCGAGCGCCCACGCTCTGAGCGGGCTTGAGCAGGCTAAAAAACCGAGCAACGACGATCACTTTTTACAAATTGTGGCGGAGCCCAAGCGGCCCGCTCGCCCGGCCAAAGCCGAGCCCAAACTGACCCGCGTCGCCTTCAAGGTCTCCAGGTTGATGGAGTTTTGCACCCAGCGCGAACTGCAGAACCAGACTGGCCACGCGGTTTATGAGTGGCCGCTCGTGGTCGGTAAGGAGGCCATGGACAACGCGCTCGATGCCTGCGAGGAGGCCGAGGTCGCGCCCGAGATCACGGTCATCGTCGAGCCCGGCATGATCATGGTCCAGGACAATGCGGGCGGGATCGTTGCTGAGACCATCGAATCGATTCTCGACTATACGATCCGCGTCTCGTCTCGCGAGGCGTATGTCTCTCCGACCCGCGGCGCGCAGGGCAATGCGCTCAAGACCATCCTCGCAATGGGTTATGTGCTCGGCGGCGCAGGGATCACAATCATCGAGTCCCGCGGCATCAAGCACCAGATCGAATTTTCCGTCGATCACATAAATAACCAGCCGAAGGTCGTCCACACCACGGCGGAATCGGCGATCAAGATCGGGACCAAGCTGACGGTCAACTGGCCGCCGACGAATGACTGGCTGAAACGTGCAGAGGACAGATTCAAAGAACTCATTGAGGCCTATGCTTGGTTCAACCCGCATCTAACGCTGCGCGGAATCTGGTTCGGGGACGAATTCATCAACGTGCAGGCGAGCAATCCCACCTGGAAGAAGTGGCGGCCGCGCAATCCGACCAGCCCTCACTGGTATGACGAATCAAGGCTGCAGCGTTATCTGGCTGCGCACGTGGCCAGGGATCGTGACCTGCGGCAGCACCGCACAGTGCGCGAATTCGTTGCCGAGTTTCGTGGGCTTTCTGGGACTGCCGTTCAGCGCAAGATACTGACCGAGGTAGGTTGTTCGCATCAAAACCTGATGCAGTTCTTTGGCGTCGAGCAGGTCAACCGCGCGAATATCGCTAAGCTGCTCGCTGTGATGCGGAAATACAGCAAGCCTGTTGATCCCAAGCATCTCGGCGTTATTGGCGTCGAGCATCTCAAGCAGCGATTTCTGGCAGCAGGCGGCAACATCGATACTTTCAAGTATCAATGCCGCAAAGGCATGACAGGCGACGGCATTCCTTACATCGTCGAATTTGTCTTCGGTCTACATGAATCGGGGCTGTCGCGAGACTGTGTTGCTATGTCTCGCAAAATCGTCACCGGCGCCAATTGGAGTGCCGGGATCAGCAATCCATTTCGCCGCTTCGGATCGACCGGCGAGGGACTGGAAAACACGCTGGCCAAGGTGCGCGCCAATGCCCGTCAACCGGCGATCTGCGCACTGCATCTGGCATGTGCCCACATCCAATATGCGGACCGTGGCAAAAGCTCGATCATTCTCACCGACAACGCGAGGCAGCCTGATGATTGAGAAGCGGCCCCGCAGTATCGCAAATGACATTATCGATGTGGTCGAGACCGCGACCTGCAAATGGACGCGGCAGGTGAAATCGGAGGAACGCCATCCGGGCAACATTCGTATCGAGCCTCGCGCATGACGAGAGAGCCGCGGACGACGCAGAAGGAAGCGGCCTGGGAGGTGCTGGAAGCGGCCTATATGGCCGCGAGCGGTAACGGCGCCCTGCCAGCCCTGGCGCGGCAAATCTACTACCAGGCGCGCCCCAAGATCATGGCGATGACGGAAGATAAGGAACTTGCATATGGATATTTTTCGCAAACCCTGTTGCCCGATTACATCGAGGAGCACGGCGTAGATTGGAACGTGGTCTACGACGCACGCGGTCATTTCGAGGAGCCGCATACTAACCGGCGCATTGGCTGCGGCACTATCGAAGTCGGGAATTACCTGCATGCGGTGAGGGAGCCGGGCATCACCCCCGCTGCGTTTTCCGACGCGAGCGTCGACGTCATAGGTCCGGCAGGCAACCTCAGTGGAGTATTGTTTTGCGAAAAGGAGGGGTTCAATCCGCTCTTCAAGGCGGTGAACCTCGCCAACCGCTATGACCTGATGATTATCTCGACCAAGGGGGTATCCGTCACCGCAGCAAGGCGGCTGATCGACGACGTCTGCGGCGATTACGACCTGCCGCTCTTCGCGTTGCATGATTTTGACGTTAGCGGATTCTTGATCTTGGGAACCCTCCAGCGCGACACCCGGCGCTATCAGTTTTCGAGCACCTTCAAGGTGATCGATCTCGGACTCCGGCTTGCCGACATCGACGGTCTCGAGCGCGAGCCTGCCGCCGCGACCAGGACAAGCGCGAGCATGTTGCGCGATCAACTCGCCGAGAATGGCGCCACGGATGCGGAGATCGATATCCTGCTCAATGAGCGCGTCGAGCTTAACGCTTTGAGCAGCGACGCCTTGATCGAAATGATCGAGCGCAAGCTCAAGGACTACGGCCTCGAAAAGACGATACCGGACGACGACCTGCTCGAAGATGCCTATCGCGGTTTTCACCGTAGTCAGCAATTGCGCAAGAAGTTCGAGGAGATGCGGGCCGAGTTCGACAAGCAAGCAAGCGAAGTCGAGATTCCGGAAGACCTGCAAGAACAGGTCC